TATCCGAAATCTACACCAAGTTTCCGGGGATTTCTAGGTTGGTTCATTCTTTGGTTTTGCCATTACTTCCCCACTTTCGCTTGTGCTTGTTTATGAGCCTGAGCAAAAGTGTCTCCGGCCATCATGCGCTGTTTCATAAAATCCATGTGCTTGGAACTATGATGGGATGAATGTTCTTTGAGCTTGTTTCTCTCTTGATTATCCAACCGGCGAGGGTTCTCCAGAAGATTCTTACGCAACTGTTCAAGTAGTCCAGGAGGCAATGGCTTGTCGATTGAATCCTCTAGCTCTTCCCTATCAATTCTCTTTCGCCTCTTCGCTGCCCGGATGGCTCTGGCATCGGCTGAATCATAGTCCCTGGCCATCTTTGTTCCGGCCTTGGTTCCTCTCCTGCCCTCTGTCCCGTAATCGGCTGCACTCCAGTTAAAGCGTCGAGGCGCATCGTAAATGTCGAGATTGCCCTTTGCTGTCCCTGTCCTCCAATCGTCCATCGGTTCGTTCCTGGGGATTGGCTTGCCTCCACTTCTCCTGGTGATGGGCTTCTTTGACCGGGGATGAGTTTCATAGTTCATCGCCCTCAACATGGGAGCGAGATAGGCATGGCGATAAGGAGGACGATATTTCATGTCCTCGATCATCTTCTTGCCTCTTTTGGACTTCGGTAACGACATTATCTCTTCCCTCTCGGTTTACCTGGTGGGCCAACGTCTTGAGGATTGTGGGGGTAAGCTGTCGGGATGCCGGTGGCTCCATGAACCTCATATGGTGGATCGTCCGGGCTGCTGGGATTGTATGGCCTGTATCCCCTTGGTCTATCCCTGGGGGTGGGGTCAGGTTCGTTGACTATCTGCCGGAGTTTTTTGACCCTGTCGGCCATGCCTCCTGTTCTGATCTCTCTAGGTGAAACCTTGCCCTCATCGAGCGCCCGTTGCAGTGCTTCCAGCTCGGCCATTGCCTCTGCCTTGTTCTGCTTCCTCATCGCCAGGATATCCTTGGGGTTGCCCCTGGGCGGGTTGACATAGGGATAGCGTTTGGCGTGACCTCGGGTTCCGATCCCACTTAGCTCCCTGCCTCGATCAATCGGCTCATTCCGGGCAGAAGGCTTCATCCGCTTGAGGCGTTTGGCCTTGAGCCTTTCCCTCTCACGGGGAGTGTATCGAAGCTCCGGCATTGACCTAATAGGATGCGCTGCGATACTTTCTCACCGATGGCTTCATGCGCTTGAGCCTATTCCTGGCTCTCTCGGCTGCCTTCTTCCCCGCTTTGGTATACGGGTATTTCTTTCCTGCTACGTTTGGCATTTGTCTAAGCTATGTTTCTGGTGATTAATCCCTCGTTTACTAACTGCTCAATTATGGCAGCCTCTCTTTCGGCCTTTTCCTTATTAATTCGGTCTGCAAAAATCTCTTCCTTGCTCTTCCCTGGCGGGGCTGCCACGATATTGGCTCGTCCTGCTCTCCACTGCTGTCCCACAAATGGAACTCGTTTAGATTTCTTTCTCCGGGCTTCCTTGGCCTTGCGGGAAGTGCGACCCCTGCGAGTAGCGTCATCGGCTCGATCCCAATAATCAATTTTATCCTGCTTTCTCTGGGTATCACGATCAGCTTCGGCCTGGATCCGCTTGGCTCTATTCCTGGCGACTCTTGCCTCTCTCAATTTCTTTCTCTCCTCACGCCTTGCAGGAGATGCCCCATGCCCCTTCCAGGACATACCTTGGGAAAGGCGAATCGGAGCCTTGCGGCATGGCCCGGCATGAGGGCCTTTCGGGCAATGGGCTGTCTGCAAGGCGCGAACTGACCTCTCCCAGGCGGAAGGATCAGATCGAGCCATCGTCCTTGATCGACGGCCTTGATATGGAACTCTAGTCGCCATTAGGATCTTCGGGCATCTTCTCGATCCAAGCGTCTTTGTCTTGCCCTACGGCGAATATCAGCAAATCGACGGTCATGCCGATCAAGATCCCAGCGCCGTCTGCTCTCTCCACTCTGGCGATCTTCAATGCCTCGGCGTTCAGCCCGGAAACGACCCTCGACTCCGCCCGGCCCTCCAGCCCATTGGCTTGCATCTAGTCCTCTCCTCTGAGCTTCTTGCCAGCGGTCAAATTCAAATCCGGCAAAATTGCCTTCGTTCCCACCGGCTCCCCATATATTTCGGAATCGGCTGCTGCTTCCGCCGCCTCCTCCTCCTCCGCCACCCCGGCCACGGAATGCAGGTTGGACTTGGCGAGGTCGCCGTGGGCCTGTCTGATAAATACTTCTGGGCATAATAATCGTCTGGTCTGTTTAGATAGTTAATATAACTTAAATTCTACCTGGCTGCATAAATTTTCTTCCCTGCTGCTGCTGGCGCTCCCCTTCTCCCAGGCTTCCGCCTAAATCGTCTACGCCAAGTCTCCTTGACTCCCTTGCTCTGAGCATCCTTACGAGGCCATTTGCTGAAAGGATCCAGGAATGTGGTATACCCTCGCTTGCCCATCGGGGCATCAGTTGGAGGAGGAGTATAAGTGTTTTGACTCGTCCCCTTATTGTTGGCGACCAGCCACCTCTCCCCCGGAATAACGAAGCCGGAGGCTACTTTTATGTTTGGTCTTGGAGCTACGTCCACCGGGTATTGCATGGAGAAATTTCACCCATCTTAACTTAATCGTCAAACTTTAGAATTACATCCCTTGGTTTGCATAAAATATTCCAGGATCCCTTAAAACACCTTGGGTTTGCCTGTCCTGGGATTCACTGCCACTGGAGGCATCCTGGTCATGGCTGGCTTCCGCAATCTGTCCCCCACCTTGATCTTGTTGGGATCCTTGATTTTGTTCAGCCGAGCGATGTCCTTGACGGTGGTCGCCCACTTCTTCGCCAAAGAATAAAGTGTGTCACCGGACTTGATCCGGTAACCGGGTGCTGGCTTGCGCTTGTGAATAGTTATTGTCTTGCCAAACTTCTCCTTTGCTTGAGGCATGGGAACTGGTGGGGGGGATGACCCCCTGATGCTTGGCATGGGAACTGGTGGAGGGGATGATCGTCTACGTCCTGGCATAGAGGAAAATAACCCCTATCGACCCAGGCGACAATCATATCTTGCCTTCGCTAAACATCATCGATTCGCGGTTGAATATAATGTGGACAAAGCCAGTTGGCCCATTCCTGTTCTTGGCGATGATCAGTTCAGCTTGCTCGTTATCCAGATCAAGTGTCCCGCCGTCTGGGCGGTTGACTAGAATAACGGCATCGGCATCTTGCTCAAGCTGACCACTCTCCCGAAGATCGGAGAGTTTTGGTTTGTCTGATTTCTCGCTTTCTCTTCGCAGTTGCGCCAAGCAAACAACACATACGCCGGAAGACCTGGCTGCTGCCTTGAGCTGAGTCGATGCCTCTGTGATGAGCATGAACCTCGACTCCTTCTGTTCCTTGGTGTCAGGCCTAAGTAGTCCAATGTAATCAATGAACACGGTATCGTATCCCTTCCTTCCTGCCTCGCGGATCTTGGCACAAGCCCCGGCAATGGTTTCGGTTGGTGGATCATAAATGTCCATCTGCCAGCCATTCATATCTCGCATCGCGTTTGTTATCCTGTGATGCTCACCGGTTGTAGGGCGCTCCTCAAATGAGGCCTTTGCATAGGATGTGTTGGCCTCACCGGCAACTAATCGATTCCCCAATTGCACCCGAGTCATCTCCAAACTAATGAACAAGCTCCTATGGGAGGCCTTACACAATCCAGCGATCATGTTACAGGCAAGAGCCGTCTTCCCCTGGGAGGGACGGGCAGCAATGATGATGAACTGCTTTGACTGCAACCCACCTAGATGCTTGTCCGTTACATCAAATCCTGTGATGGCTCCCTTGATTCCGGGATTTGAATGATTCCGCTCTTGCTCCTCCAGAACTTCGCCCAAGACCCCACCCATCTTCATTGGTTCAAAATCATCGGCATGAGTTTTCAGCTCCTTGAGAGAATGGATACTGGCCTCTACCTGATCAAGATCCAGGTTCCCCTTTGCCACCCCGTCAGTCATCTCGGTCAACTTGGCATGAGTTGTCCTCGCCATGAATGCCCGAGCAACCTCTTGACAATAGAACTCAATGGAATCGGCTGCGTGTTCAGCGTTATCGACAGCGTCCATCATCTCCACCCAGGCAGCGGAAGGGAATGTATCACCCAGCTCACCAACGTCTGCCATATGTGATGCCAGGGATACCAAGCTCAACGGCCTGTTGGTTGCATGAAGCTCAAGAATCCAATCCCAGAGCTTGCCATGAAATGGGTTAATGAAATATTCCCCGGAAGGGACAATGCCTCTGGCAATTGTTACTGCCTCCTCTCCTGTCCTCTGCGAAAGAGGTTGCCCATCGCTAACGAATGATCCCAAGACCATGAGCGATGCTTTCTTTAGCGCCTCCTCCTGGATGTTAATTTGTCTTGTCTGTTGTTTTCCCATTTTAGTTTAGTGCTTTGTGTTCTACTTTTTTCTCTCCCGGCCTTATGCTTTCCACATAGCCCCTAGTGCCGCCACGCTGTTGGACATTGTTCAGCCAGTTGGTAATGAATTTCCTCCACAAGGTCTTCCTCGCCTTCCTGGGATTGGATAGCAACCATTGGTTCGCCTTCGCCAGCTCCTCAGTAATGCCTACCGCTGGGTAAGCCTCACCCCATTCCTCAAAATGCTCTTCCGTAATGTTCTCAAAACCAGCTTCTGCTGACCAAGTAGGTTCTGAGCAATCCTTGCTCTGAACATTAGTCTTTATATTCTCTTCTTCTTTATTCTTTTCTCCTCTAGTCCGTGTCTTGTCCTTTTTCTGTCCGGTTTTTTTCGGACAGGCTCTTGCAGACTGCTTTCTTTGCTGATCTCTGGCTCTGGATTTAGCCGTAGATCCGTTGTGTTTTTCATAGTCGATGAACTGCACACCATCCTCGGCAGCCTCAATCCAACCGACCTTTGCCATTGCCTCACCTAGACCCTCAATGCCAATCATGCCGTCTAGCACATTGATATCAATGCCTTTCAGCAAACCATGCTCGTCAGCGTGTTCATCAGCCAGCATCCAGGCAGTGCATATCGCCCCTAGTGCAGTGATGGGCGTTACGCTCAAGTGGGATGCGACGATGACCACCTTTGGAGAAGTGCGCAGGTTACTTCTTACCTTGATCCAGTTGCTCATTGTCTTTGATGTATATTGTTTTTGTCACTTGGAACCCGGCTTTAACGGACTTCCTTTTGGTTATTCTCAGCGGAGCAGGGCCGTAGACTGACCAGAGCTTTGCCTTAATCCTAAATCCCTCAGTCTCAACGCCCTTTACGTCCTCGTAATACCGGACACCATTGCCCTCGGTGTAGGCAAAGTCTGGTTTGTATTTGATGCCAGCTCGGGTCAAGACGACCTGGGGCTGGAGTTCCAGATCGGTAATGCTGCCATCCTGCTCCATCGCCTTGAGGCTCTCCGCTCGATCCCGCTCTGCCTTGGAGTCGAACATCCTGCCTCCGAAGAGGGCGCTCCCGGAACGCTTTGCCCGGTATTTGTTAGCCATAGGAACCTTCCGCAATGCCTTCTTCAGATCTTTATCCATAATCGTAATACCTCCTGTTTGCTGATGCCTGGCTCCTCATGTCATCAATCCTCATGCTTTTCTTGATAAGTGCATGGCGATAGAGCGCCGTCAAGACAGTAAACAAGATGGATACGGACATTAGGTAACAGTTCAGAACAATTAGGGACACAAAAAATACACAAATGCAGACGGCGGTCAGCCAAGATACCCTTTGTGCTTGATCCTGTAGAGCATATGACTCCTTCCTCCAGGCTCTCATCCGGGCGTTATAGGCCTGTAGCCACGCCTGATAGTCCTCGTTTGAAACGTGGTCGTTAGGACGCATTACTTACCTCCTTCACCCGGATGTTCAGCTTCTCGCATCCCTCGGCCAGAGCCTGGGGGGTGAACATATCCCACCCTTTATCGTTACGGATTTCTCCATTGAACCAACCCGCCTTGCGGAGCCGGTAGAATTTTGACCTCGACCAGTTAGCGTTCGTATTGGCTTGTAGCCAGGACACTGCCTCGTTTGGCCCCATCTGAGTGTGCATACTTTGCATAGTTGACACCCTTAACATGGTGTATCATGTTGTGTCAACATTAACTATAGTTAACCATTCTGAACCATGTGTGATGAAATGCTAGACACCCATTCTCCTAAAGGATTCTGCCACTGCTGCAACGCCAATCCCTGCGAAGAGCTGCCGAAGCACCCGGACACTCCCTCCTCCGGCCAATGGATATCCGAAGCCTATGCGTCAATCGCAGAGATCCCAGGAGGCACTCAGATCAGCGCCAGTGGCATTATTGACAGATGTGAACCTATCGTGGGCTGCCCTCCACCTACTGCCGTTTGGGGACAGCCTATCGCTGAAGCCGAAATGGCAAACCTGCTGGTATTTACCGGGCGGGAATCAACCCCCATTGATTGGCTGGAGCGTAATCCCATTTACCAGGTTGCGGATTAGCCCGGAATGGTTAATCGTTCAACCATGACCCGTGACGAGATTGAACATTTTATAGAAGGAGAACTGCCCGGCCAGGATGTTGTTCTGGCAGACGGGCTGGACGAGGCGTTCCTGGGAGTGGCCTCCGATGAGGATCCCCCGGTGGCTGTTTACTCAATCCAAAAGAGCATTGATGCACTCAAGGCTAGGGGCATGACCAGGGATCAGGCTGTTGAGCATTTTAACTTCAATGTGCTGCCAGCCCGGCAAGGCGAAGACTACCCGCTCTGGATCGACACGCCGGAAGACTAGCTATTGTGGACGCATACCCATCTGCTTGATCGGGTATTGAGTATCAAGCATAGGTCATCAATCACGGGAGTGGCAGTGGCATCACTGATAACGACCACCACGCACTCGGCGGTCATCTCATCAGCACTTAGGGTAATGCTCCAAACGCCTGTCTCTGTCCCGCCCTCTTCAATCGATACCGGATTTTTTGTCCCGCTAGTGCTAAACCCCGCAAGGGCTGCTGGTGATCCTCCATCTTTGATAACTCTAATGTCGGCGGTAACTGGACTCCAATTATAAGTGGTGGCGAATTGACTTTTAATTGGATCTCCGCCAGATGCCGGTAGCGCCGAGACAGCCTTTACGGGGAAGTAAGCTGTATACTCAGAGCCGTATCCGCAATCGTTATATTGAATGACCATGTTAAGGGCTAAGTTTAAGAGCAGCTCCTACCGCCGTTGGTTGAAATATAGTCCAGAGGCCTGTCGATGCGTTTCTTGTGGGTTGAACTACGCGAACCTGGTAGTCCTCTGGAGAATTAAAATAATACCCACCTCCATCGCTGGCTTCTGAATTATCAGATCCATTGAGCCGAATAATAGCCCGGACATTGTCCAGCGGGAGAAAGGTAGCTGCTGAGTCAAGGGAGGCTGTTGTTCCAAGCCTCTCACCGGAAACCGGATGCTCTGTTCCAGACCCCGACCCCATTGCTCCAGCCAATCCGAAGCGTAGAGGATAGGTCAGATACTTAACCGTGGATCCCGTAGTCCAATCATGTTCATCTGCATAAAACTGTCCACCATAAGCGTAAAAGTAAACCATAAATCCTCCACCCCGATCAATGCGATGCAACACTGATTCAGCTCCAGGTTTAACCATCCTAATGCTCTCCTGGGAGGTCACTACAAATCCGCCAGCCAGCACATCCATTGTTGCCGGGCAGTTCTTAAAGTAAATGCGATAGGCGTTGCCGTCTACGGTTTCCGGGATGCCGTCCAGGGTTGATTGCGTTCCATGAAATATGTTGCGATGAAACATCCCGGCAATGGATTCCACTGGCCAAAGACTAGCCTCTGTCTCGGAGGCCGAATAAGCAGGGTCATCCAAAGACCCGGAGAATTCCTTATTGGCAGGGCGGTTGCTTGGATGCCAGGGGCGCTTTGGCCCGGTTAAGTGCATCGTGTTTTGAAACTTCCCGATGTTATCAAAGTCATCCGAAAAAGAACTGCCCAGCCGTATTCCCCGGTGCTTGGCTATCGCCCAGGATGCCCTTGTCTGAATGTCAACAGGCGTAGGACTGCCTTTAAAAAAGACGCGATAGACAGTCCAATCTGCTGCTGTCCTGGCCATGGTATTACCAGCTTATTTGATAAGCCGGGGTTCGTTCTGATTGCGGGGCTAGGTCTTGGAGAATGAGGATAGCCTCCTCATAATCCTGGTAGATCTGAGTGAGGATCGAGGTAGTGGCTGCCGACTCGTCATGCTGAAGTGGGCCGGTCATAAAGGCCAGCATCTTGGTAATGTTCTGATAGCAGAATGGCAACAGGATTGTTTCATCCATGCCCCCAGGGCAGCCCGTAATTTGGTTACCGCCGGTTGCTGGCAAGGAGGAATGGTGAATCTCTGCCGTTGTCCAAGGTGTAGGCTTGATCGATGCCGAGAACCGAACCCGCGATTTAGCTTTCGGGAAGGGTCGCACTCTCAAGAAGTTCTCCTGGGCAAGGACGGTGGATGTATCATCATACTCAGAATCAATAAAGTAATGGGTTGGCGTTCCGGTCTTGTCGTTCAAGCTGGAAGGGTAATGAGCGGATTCACCATACTCCCACCATCTGCCACGATAATAGGCGCTCCGGTTGTGATGCAGCCGGTTGTTTCTGTCCTCATTCGCCAAAGGAGTAAGCACACGCTCATCGTCTAAGACTACGCTGCCTAGCACCTTCAGCACTGTTCCGTTGAGCTTTACGGCATCACCGTAGACGGTGGCTGAAACTCCCGTGGCGGAGGCTCCGATCCACTCTTCTTGAAGAGTAGTTTCGCTATTGAGCCTATGGAGCTGATCAGACCCAGCAATCTCAATAGAGCAACCCTCCATCCAGGCAGCCCAAGTAGACAAGCTGGCAATTGTTTTGCTGTCCTCGGTCACGTTAAGAGTAACAGTAGTAGGTGGGCGAAGAATGGCCGAGCGAGTATCTCGCCAAAAGTCGCGGGTCGCGTAATGAGATATTTCCTGCACCGCTGCATTGCAGCATTCCAGAACCCCCCGAATGGTTGGATCATTGGGCGCAATGCTATCCGCCTGGGAAACCAGATCAAACAAGCGATGAGCTACTTCTCCCTTGGTCATTATTTTACTTTAGGCTAGTCGCCTTGAGTTTGAGTTTGTTGGTTTGAGCAACCTGGTCAGGGGCTGCTCCGATCTTCTTGCGGACATCATCCAGCGCATTGCTGGCCGTCTTGATGGCTTTGGTGGCCTCCGCTGCTGCTTGGATTTGTGCAGACCTGGCTGCGCTGGTCGCCCTCCTTCGGCTGTCCCGCCTTTCCTCAAGATCCTCCTTCATTGCCGGGGTGACAATCAGCACCTGGAACCCTTGAGTCCCTAGCATCATCCCGCCAGCGTTATGAATGATATCCTCCCTGACAGCCTCATAAGCCTCAACGCTATCAAACTTTATAATATGCCTCCTTAATACCTCATCCCATGCAAATATATATTGATGTTTCAGTCCTGCCCAGCGCCAGGCTTGAATTGAATGCCCCATACCACCAATCATAACGTATATCTCAGCGACAGAGTTATCCGGTGTGTTCTTTTTTTTGGCAACCTTCGTTGCAGTCTTCTTAGCCATATGTGCTTTTAATCTAAATGATAAACCCCAAGTGTGCAAACGGCTGCCCCGGCCCCCCGAAGGGAGCCTGAGACAGCCTTAGCACACATGGGATGTGAATCGTGTTACCCGTTATGCAGCGGGAACATTTGGGCAATTTTTGCCAATCGGGTTGTAGGCGTGACACGCGAGGATGTAATTCCGAACCCGGCCATTACGGTCAGTCCAGACGTTGTCGCCATACATGGCCTGATATCCGATTCCCTTGCGGAAACCGTAATCTTCCATGTCGTCCGTCATTTTCATGTCCTCACCGTAACCCCTTACCAGGGCATCGCTGCCGAGGAGGAGAGAATAGGCGTAAGGAACACCATCAATGTTTGCCGGGAAGATCAGCGTTCCAACAGGAAGAGCAGTCACCAGCTTGCCATTGAAGGCAGCAGAAGTTCCTGTTCCGTTCCCGTCAACCCTTGAACCGGTCAAGTGCGTGTCAGAAGCCCAGTGATCTGCCGGGATGATCATCTTATACCCGAGGTTCAGAGTTCCTGCATATTTAAAGAATGCAAATCCTCCAGCCGGGGTCACTGCCAAGGCATAATAAGTATCGGAGTCAGGCGCAGCAGCCTGTTCCTCAGTATGCTGGTAATCAAAACCAGGGAAATCTACAAAGTAATTCGGATCAGTAGCAGCCGGAGTGCCAGCAGATCCCGTGAGAGTTGAAGCACCGCCAGCAGTATTAGCAATCGCTGTTCCGAGTCGCATGACCGGGGTCAGAGGAGAGCCGATAGGGCCATTCTGATCACCGTATACACCCCGGAAGTTGAGGATCTTGGTTCCATCGATGTCCTTAAAAGCACCGTTGAAGACTCCGTTATTGTCACCGCGAACGTCAGCATTCTGCATCCTGGTCTGGTAAGAAGATGACTTATACAAAGGCCTCAACTCCTGATTGTCAGCGAGGAGGATGTGATGATAAGTATCTTCGGCTGACGACTTGCCGCCCTTGGTGATCCGGGCTGGCTCAACGCCAAGCCAAGATGCTTGGGTGACAAGGTCAGTCACACTATCTGTATCGATAGTATCAACAGAAATCAGGGTATTGATGCTGGTAGCGGTTCCACCGAACTGGATATTGTCGGGAAGAGCAGCATCGTGACCACCACCTCCGGCGTTATCGATCAACTTGCGAAGCGCATCGCGCTGTCGCCACGATCCGAAATGTCTTCCAAGCACTTCCGAGGAAAGGCTTTCGAGTGTATGTCCACCAGCCATCTTCTTACGAAGTGATTGTGTAAGCGCCGTAGCGTGGCGCTTGAAGTCGAGCGTGACCGTAGTTCCTGAGAACAGCAGTTTCTCTTCATTGCCCTTGAGTTCTTCCTCTCCGAGCTTTCCGAATGCGCCGAGATCAGAGGATGCCAGGAACTCAATAATAGCTCCTCGCTTGCCCTTTAGATCATGGCGTGTAGCAATGGCTGAACCGGAACCTTCTGGCCCTTCAAGGGCAGAGGTTACGTCCGTAGTGTTGCCAAAGTGCTTGAAAGTTTCCTTCCAGATCTTGGCTCTAGCAGTAGCAACACTTCCAAATGTTGATACAGAATCAGTTGCGTTAATGTTCATCTTTTATGGTCTGTTATGGTTGGGTTTGTGTTGTAACCCGGCAGACCAGATGGACTACCAAGGCTATGAATCGTGAATGCCCCGGCCTAGCTTCCTGAGAAGGTCTTGACCGGAGTCTGCTGTTAAATTGGAAAGATCAACCGTCCCCGGAACTCCCAGCGGGTTGGCTCCAGAGGTTCCCCTGGCTCCACTCGATGGTGTAGCGGATGTTGGACGGCGATTCCCGTATGGACTCTGGGGCGTTCCTGGTGCAGCAGATTCCTGTTGCGCCTTGGATAGCACTCCCATTTGTGATGCTGCTACGGCGGCAGCCTCGTAAGGCCAGTTGGGATTACCGAGAGCAGGATCATCCGTGGCAACCAATCGCTCATATTGCTCCTGGACTGCGTTGAATAAATCCGAATCCTCGTTCTCTAATTGGGGATACATATCGACAGCCTGATCCGCTGCGTTGTCCCAGGCGCTGGAGAACTGCTGCTGTTCGTGAGCCGAAGCAGAGGCATCTGCCTCCCGGATATCCATTTGGGCGTTGAGCTTGTCTTCCTGGAGGTCGAATCGCTTTTGCATCAGCTCGTCGGCTCTTTCTAACTCGCCTTCTGCCCTTGCCTCACTAATCTCCTTGTCGAGCGAAGTGATGGCCTCATTGGCCTTGATTAACGCCTGATCGGGGACGTATTGCTGGCCTGGGTCTTCTCCCTGAAACTGTTCCGCTTGCTGTTGTCCTCCGCCCAGCTCGGTCTGAGCTTGCGATAAGGGGATGTTATGCGCCGAAGCATAAGCAACTACGAGGCGGTCTGCTTCCGGGAGATTTTTTATCCGGGTTCTACCACTATCTAGAATGCCTTGGGTTCTGGCATCGAGTGTATTCCCATCGCCCTGGTCGGTTGGACTTTCGGCTGGCTCTTGCTCCGCTCCCGCAGAGATCAGGCTCACGCTTCCGTCTTCGTTGACTTGGGCATCAATGTCTGTTTGTGCTTCAGCAGCTCCCGCTGCTACGTCTTCAGTGGCTCCCGCCTCTTCATTACTAGGTAACATAACGGTAATTTCAATAGGTTCAAATAAATTGCAACAAGAGTTTACGTTGTAAATACAAGGTTTATTGTAGGCAACATGGGAAAAATTTCAGAGAGCGATAGGTTCCAGTGGTTTCAGTCACCTCGTTTGGCGTTTGTGACGCTTGCCAAGATCATCAACAAGTCCGGGGAAATTGTCTCCCCCACCCCCACATATCTACAGGAGCAGATATTTGAGGCCGTTGAGTATTTCCTCCAGGAAAACAAGCCGTTAAGGCTACTCGTCCTCAAGCCCCGGCAAGCTGGCAGCTCCACGGTATTGAACTGGATAATCTACTGGTGGATGAGAACCCGCCTGACCCGAGCAATCTGGGTAACCGATACAATCTCGACTAATGCCTACCATCGCTCGATGCTCTCTACCTACGCCGAGTTCGATCCCTTCCCCTGGGGCAATGACTTCCAAGTGCATGACCGCCGGGCTGAATGCTCAAACAGATCGACCAGGTATAGCTCCTCCGCTGAGTCTAAAGCTCCCGGTGTGGGTGGAACCTGGACTCTTGTAGGATCCAGCGAGACAG